ACGCTCAGATTATCTCTATACATTGGAAGTGGGAAGGCGAAGAACAAGTACATAATCTTGACTGGGGATTAAATAAGCAATGCGATAAGTCACTACTAAAAAAGTTCATTAAGGAACTACGCAAAGCGGACGAGGTGATCACACACAACGGTAAGAGATTCGATACTCCTTGGCTCAGGACTAGAGCAGTTTACCACGGCTTAGATTTTCCGCATACACTAAACGAAATAGATACCTACAAACTAGCTAAGAAGTATTTAAACCTACCTAGCTACTCACTAAAGAACGTATGTGACTACTACGGACTAGAAGCAAAGAAAGACGCAGGAGGTATAGATACTTGGGTTAACGTTGTCTATCATAAAGACAAAGAAGCGTTAGATCATTTATTATACTACGGAGATGGGGATATTATTTCACTCGAAGCCGTATTTAATAAGCTACGTCCTTACGTTAAGCCAAATATGCAGTATGCGGTACTACGTGGAGAAACTAAATTCCATTGTCCTGAGTGCGGTAATTTGCCACATTATAAGAGTATGTATACAACCGCAGCAGGAACTATCCAACACTATCTACAATGCTCAGACCGTAAAGAGTGTAGAACTCAGTTCAAAGTAAACAATAAAACTTATCAAGATTATATCCAATATAAGCTAGTCAACGGAATTAAATAAGTATATTTACGCATCAATCTTTTTTCATAGTTTAAAGGCGTATCTCTCGGGGTGCGTCTTTTTTTATTGCATATCGCGATTAAAAATAATTTAATTTTTTTTTGATAAAATTTGTTTTTGTTGAAAACTTAGTTACCTTTGTTATGTCGGTGTTCGACAAATAACTAAAACAAAAGCTATGAAAATTTACATTTTAACAGAACGAGCAAAGAGCAACGGAGGCTATCACGATAGAATAGTAGGTTGTTACGAGTCTTACGATTATGCCGTAATAGAAAAGGCTAAGCTATCTAATGCTAATCCGCTTAACTTCTTTTACATTAACGGAGAGGAACTAATACAAGGCGAGGTTAGTACTTGGGAACAAGATGGAGAAATCTCCCTAAAGAATGAAGACTTCGAAACTATAGCAGTAGTTGACTTCATCTTAGAGGAAGAGCATTACCATTACGAGAAAGATGTAACCGCTCACGGTATAGTGATATGGGAGCAAGTATCTAAGTGGGAAGCTGATAATGTTAGTATCTTTGACTCTTCACTTGACGAGTTAGGTTTATCCGATGAGTTAACACGTGAGATTAACAACCAAGTAGATAATGAAGTAGAACGATTAAACGAAGAGAGATGACACCAAAAGAAAAGGCAAAAGAGTTATTTGATAAGTACTTCGACTTATACATAGATTATTTAACTTGTAAAAAATGCGCACTTATAGCAGTAGATGAAATATTGCACGAAATAATTTATAAGAATCCAAGTGCAAGTGCATTATCAAGAATTAACTACTGGGAAGAAGTAAAAGAAGAAATAGAGAAACTATGAAAATAAAGGGAACAGTTGAGGAAGGTCTTTATACAGAGTTAATGGATGTAGAGGGAGATGAGTTTGTTGTAAACTTTGATTTTGATGGATGTGCTACAATTAAAACAAAAGAATTAACATATTTAAAGCTAACCTCAGAAATGCTTAGAGACTTAGCATACACAACTTATATAGCTGACAAAAAATATGAAAACGAATTATAATCGAAAAACTATGAAAGTAAGCAAGAGATTTTTAGACGCAGTATTACCTGAGAGAATGAGAGGTAAGCAAACAGATAACGAATACATACCAACTAAGCAACCTATTCGAGTATCTAAAACAGTAAAGCCTGAGAGCGAGGCAACCTTTAACGAGGTATTCATAAACGCTCATAGAGAAAGTAACAAACTTAAATTCAATAAATAATAAGCTATGAAAAATGCAGAAATCGTGGACGTAATTCCACAAAGCAACCAACTATTTAAAGCGTTGGCAGACTTCCAGCAAGAGTGCCCGGTAATCCACAAAGGTACTAAAGGACACAACTATTCTTATGCAGACTTGCCAACTATCTTTGAAGTGATCAACCCACTACTTAAAAAGCATAAGTTGGGATTCACTCAGGAACTAGACGGAGGTGCTTTAGTTACTACGATCTTTCACGTAGAGACGGGAGAGTTTAGAGCATCAAGAGCAGACATTCCGGTACAAGAATTACGAGGAATGAACATTTATCAGTCATTCGGTAGTGCCTTGACCTATTTTCGTAGGTACTGCATCTCTTGTTGTCTCGGGATTGTGACAGATACGGATTTAGACGCAGCAGGACAACCTAAACAAAAAGGTAAACCAACCTTAACTGATGAGCGTTTCCAAAAGTCGCTTGATGCAATTAAGTCAGGTAACTACGATGCGGAGTCTTTAAAGAACAACTTTACTTTGACTCCTGACCAACTTAAACAACTGAAATAATGAAGCCACAAGAAGAATTAGACTACTTGAAAGGCTTTATACAACTATCTAAGGAGGAAGCGGTAAAGCGTGACCTCCTAGAAGGTTTCCTTTCAGACCGTAATAAATGCCTTTACTTAGATGCGGATAGTATCCTATTTAAAGTAGCACACAACCACGTAGATACTGAGTTAGATTTTGCTGAAATGTACGAGCAATACCACGACCAGGTTAGACAGATAGTTAACCGTATTGAGGAAGAAGGTTTCGTTATTGACTACGTAACCCACTTCTTTTCTACTTGTTCTAAGAACTTCCGGTATGAGATAGATTCTACGTACAAAGCAAACCGAGAGAAGACACCTTTAACTGAAATAGTAAAGCACTTCAAATGGTATGTGATTAGTGTACTAGAAGCAGAAGGAGAGTTAACAAAGTATTCAGATACCTTAGAGGCTGATGACTTGATCGCTTGGGCAGTAGAACTAAACGAACAATACTACCCAATAGTAGCAAGTATAGACAAAGACCTTAAGCAAATACCCGGTGCTCATTTCGACTACTACAAAAAGAAGATAGGCGAAGACGAACAAGGAAACGTTTTAACGGACTTTCGTGGCTTTTCCTATACTACACCCCAAGAGGGTTACGAAATGCTCTTAGAATCGCTCTTAATAGGCGATACGAGCGACAACATCAAAGGAGTTAAAGGTATTGGCAAGGTAAAAGCTAAAAAGTTATTAAAGGAACGCAACAACTTCGGAAAACTGAGAGCCGTAGTTGAAGCGTATGGAGATAGTAAAAGACTCAGAAACAATATCAAATTAATGAAGCTATGAAAGCAAGAAACAAACAAGAACAAGTACAGAAAGTATTTGAAATGCTGAAGACATTAAACGTATTACTTAGTTATAATGGTAATATATCTTTAAATGACTTCCTGACTAAGCAAGGTGTGAGCCATACTTATGCTAGAATTATGAAGGAAAAAAAGATAATTAAAGAGAGTAATCGTATAGGTGGTAGAGGAAAGCAAAAGACATACGAATGGAATACAATACCGCCAAACATAAAAATGGCTGAGGCTTTAGCGGATGCTACTTTTAATTATCAGCATATTCAGAATATTAAAAACAGAGATGCAAGAAAAGCTAGTTTATCAGCTACTGAACTACGAGAGCAAGTACAAATTACAACAAAAAAGCAAGAGCCAAAAATAGATATAGCAACTAATAAGCATACTAAAAAAGTATCTATACTTTGGGGAATGTTTAAATTTGAAAAACAAATAAATAAATAAAATGGAACAGAAAACAATTTACATCGGTAGCGGTAAAAAGCAAAAGGATAACTGGCTAAAAAGTAGCCTATGTATATCCGACATTCCTAAAGAACATACTTTCGAGTATAACGGGAAAACTTACGTAAAGGTTAGCATCAACGTAAAGGACGCACCCGACCAATACGGTAAGGACGTATCTATTACGTTAGATACCTGGAAACCGGATGCTGAACCTATAGAGGGAATTTCTAAAGAAGAGAAAGACGATTTACCATTTTAGTAACTACGGGGAGGGGGTTAACTCTCCCCTAATTTAAAACGCTATGAATAACGAGATAGAAAAAGCATTACAGATAATAGAAGAGTACGACCTGAGAAGTAAAAGTAGAAAGCGAGAACTTGTTTATAAAAGAGCGTTCCTTACTAAGTACCTGAGAAGCTACGGAATAGCATTACAAAAGATAGGAGATATGCTAGACAAGAATCACGCTACTTGTTTTCATTACATTAAGGTTTTCGATATGTATAAAGAAGATGATTACTTTTTATTACTAGTAAACCCATTAGATGAGATGTTATATTTCAATGAGAATAGTTTAAAAGTAGACGATAGGAACTACAAAAGAATCACGATCTATAAAACAGACTTCGACTACCTTAAAGAAATAAAGCAAGAGAGCGAAAGGTACTCTGATGTATTCAACAGATTAGTTGAAAATAGAAAACAAATTGTTTAGATATTAAGCAACCTTTTGATTAAGTTTGCGTCTATGTAATAGGTACGCCCGTACCAACCTGAGTAGTGGCAGGTATTAAATGAAATTAACAAGGCTAGTAGCTGAGTAGGGAAACCACTACCCCGAAAGGCTCTAGCTTTTTTTATTATGGCAAAAGAACTACCATACTTTAGATTCACTTCGCAAGAGTGGCAGAACGGTTTGATAAGCCTCGAAAGTTATCACTTGAAAGGGTTGTATATTGATATTTGCGCCTACTACTGGGTGCAGAATTGTAGCATAACTAAAGCAATGCTAGGAAAGAAGTTTAGAGATGCTAAAATAGAACTAAACGAGTTGGTTAAATTAGGTATCTTAAAACTAGATAAGAACGACAATATTACTATTACTTTTTTAGATGAGCAGTTTGATGTACTTTCTAACAAGCGGAAAGCTAGGCAGTTAGCAGGACAAAAAGGAGGTAAGCAAAAGTCTAGCAATGCTAAAGCAAAGCTAAAGCAAAAGTCTAGCTATAAAGATAAAGATAAAGATAAAGATAATATACCCGCATTTGATGAGTTTAAATCTTACGCTTTGAGTAAGGATCAGTCAATAAGTTTGGAAGCACTCAAGAATAAATACGATGCTTGGATAGAAAATGGTTGGAGAAATGGTTACGATAAACCAATAAAGAATTGGAAGATGACGGTATTAAATACGATAACCCATTTACCTAAACAACCAATAAACAACGGACTGCAAAAACCACAGAAGCTAAAAGATTTATATGACTAAGAAGATATACAGAGCATCCGATGTAAAAGACGAAATGCTGCACGGGTACAGAAACGGAAAGGAGAGAGGCTCTACTACTCATATTCAACGAGTAGATGACGTATGGACTTGGCGAAAGACTGACCTAACTATTTGGACGGGTTACCAAAACGAGGGTAAGTCGCTTTTTATGGAGCAGTTAATGACGTTAAAGAGTTACTTCGATGGATGGAAGCACGGAGTGTTTAGTCCGGAGAACGTTCCTATAACAGACTTCTACGATAACATCATAGAGATGTTGATAGGCAAGAGTTGTGACCCACACTACGCAAATAACCTAATGAGTGAATCTGAGTACTTGACTGCAATTGATTTTGTAGATAAACATTTCTTTATTGTTTACCCTGATGACATTTGGACTATTGATAATATACTAGAATGCTTTAAGGAGTTAAAGACAGATGAGAACGTAGATACTGTTACGATAGACCCATACAACAAGATATACCATTCACTTAACGGGGAGCGTGGAG